ACAATGTAATCGACATCAAAGGATCTTTACCATATGTCAATGTTATATATGATGATAATAGTACTACAGTTAACATTGACTTTGATGACTATGAGTTAGAAGATCAAGTAGATAATTATACTTGGCACGGTGATTTAAAAGGAACAGATCAACAAGGAGGGGATTGGACAGTAATGGCATCAGCAGTTGTCATGGGTGGCGGAGATTATGATTGGGACGTGGATTGGGACACTATAAAAAAACAATAAAAAAATTAAACAATTACTTTGAATTAACGATTTAAATATATATAATATAATTAATAAATAAATAAATAAACAATTAAAGGAATAAACTATGAGTTTAGATTTAAACGCCATCAAGGCAAAACTTAACCAATTAAACAAAACCGACGAAAAGAGAAACAATCTTTGGAAACCTGAACCAGGCAAGCAAAGAGTTCGAATTGTACCTTACGTGCATCGCAAAGAAAACCCATTTTTAGAAATGTATTTCCATTATGATATAGCAAAGCGTAGTATGCTTTCACCTATCACTTTTGGTAACGCAGATCCAGTAGTAGAGTTTGCAGAAAAACTTAAGAAAACTGGAGATAAAGACGAATGGCTAATGGGAAGAAAAATCGAGCCGAAAATGAGGACATATGTACCGGTTATTGTTAGAGGTAAAGAATCAGAAGGACCAAAATTCTGGGGGTTTGGTAAAACCATTTATGCAGAATTATTATCTATTATTTCTGATCCAGATTATGGCGATATCACAGACTTAATGAATGGTCGTGATATAGATGTAGAATTTACACCAGCAGAAGGTGGAGGATATCCTAAAACTTCTATTCGTGTTAAGCCAAATACATCTGCAGCAACAGAAGATAAAGACGTTGCAAAGAAAATTATGAATCAGGCTAAAATAACTGATATATTTCCAGAACCAACTTACGAAGAACTTGAGACTACTCTTAAAGAATGGATGAATCCCGATGGTGCTGATTCTGATGTAACCACAACAGAAAAAACAGCTACCACAACAACCGATTCTAAAAAAGAACCGGTAACAGAAAAGAAAGCAGACGTATCGGCTGCATTTGACGATTTATTTAATTCATAAGGAGTATTATGGCGAAAGCTAAAAGTAAACAGGAAGTCGAGGACGGCTTAGCTACAGTGTTAGCAGAAAGCATTAACAAACAATTTAAAGGACAAGCTCTTAAGACAGCTTATTTTTTGGATGGAGATTTAGATGCTCCTACAAATGTTCATGAATGGATATCTTCTGGATGTTCCATGCTAGATCTAGCAATTTCAAATAAACCCATGGGAGGATTTCCAGTAGGAAGAATTACAGAAATTACTGGTCTTGAAGCTTCTGGTAAATCTTTATTAGCTGCACATACATTAGCAGAAACTCAGAAAAAAGGAGGCTTAGCTGTTTATATAGACACAGAGTCTGCAACTAGTTCTGAGTTTCTAACTGCTATTGGAGTAGATCTCAAAAAAATGTTATATGTTCCATTAGAAACAGTAGAAGAAATATTTGAAACTATTGAAACTATCGTTGAAGGTGTTAGAAAATCTGATAAAGATAGATTAGTAACTATAGTAGTCGATTCTATTATGGGGGCATCTACAAAAATTGAGATGTCAATGGAATATGATAAAGATGGATATGCAACTTCCAAATCTATTATCCTTTCTAAAGCAATGCGTAAAGTTACCAATTGGATTGCAAGAGAACGAATTTGTCTTATATTTACTAATCAACTTCGTACAAAAATGGGTGTATCATTTGGTGACCCTTGGACGACAGCAGGTGGCAAAGCAATTCCATTCCATGCATCAGTTAGACTTCGTTTAAAAAACCTAGGCCAAATCAAAGCTAAAGTTAATAAAGTCGAACAAGTGGTTGGTAATAAAACAAGTGTGCAAGTAGTAAAAAATCGTATGGGTCCTCCGCATAGAAAAATAAATTATGAAATTTATTATGATAGTGGTATTGATAATTATGGTGGTTGGTTGTCTGTTATGAAAACATTTGATATAGTAAAACAATCAGGTGCATGGTATACGCTTGAAGATGTAGATCCATTAACTGGAGAAGTTTTTTCTGAAATAAAATTTCAATCAAAAGACTTTCTAGAAAAAGTAATTAATATTCCAGAAACAAAACAAAGATTATATCAACGTATATGTGATGCTTATATTTTCAAATATCAAGCCGGCATCGATGGAGGTATAGATGATGTAGTAATTGACGAAAATGTTATAAATGAAGAATAGATTCCAACAACTATTCAATGAGTTACAAAACGAAAAGAGTTTAGGTCCGTCAGCACCAGATGATCATATAATTATCTTTGACGGACTTAACACTTTCATTCGTAGCTTCGGAGCAACCCCAGCATATAATGAAGATGGTGACCATATAGGTGGTATAACTGGATTTTTATATTCTATAGGAAAAACAGTTAGAGATTTTAAACCATCTAGATGTGTTATAGCATTTGACGGACAAAGAGGTTCTGCTCGAAGAAAAACTATTTATAAAGATTATAAAGCAAATCGAGCCAATAAAACAAAGTTACGAAGACATGATCATCATTTTACTACAATAGAAGATGAACAAGTAGCAATGCGGTTTCAATTTAGCAGATTAGTTTCATATCTAGATTGTTTACCAGTTACATTTTTAGCTATGGATGGTATTGAAGCAGATGATACTATTGCATATATTGCAGATCAATATCATGATAAATGTAAAAAGATTACTATAGTATCAACCGATAGAGATTTTTATCAATTAATTGATGATAAAATTCAAGTCTGGTCTCCTATTAAAAAGAAAATGTATGATACCCAAATGGTATTAGACGAATTTAATATACATCCTAATAATATGGTATTATATAGATCATTTACAGGAGATAAGTCTGATAATATACCAGGTGTATCTGGAATCGGTCCAAAAACGATACAAAAACATTTACCAGAACTTTCTGCAGACAAATGTTATACATTAGACGAATTACAAGAGAAAAGCAAATCTAGTTTAAATGAATCTAAAACATATCAAAAAATACTAGATAACTTTGATACGATAGAACAAAATTATCGTTTAATGAATATAAAATTATTAAATATTCCTGCAGCAACTAGTTCTAAAATTAGAGGGATAATGGCACAACCTGTGCCAATGCTTGATAGAAAAGAATTTCAAAGATTATTCTATGAAGATAAAATGTGGAGTGTAATGAAAAATTTACCAGATTGGTTAACTAATACCTGGCTTTCATTGAGTGCATTTGCAAAACAGACACATTAATTTTGATTTATAATATATTTTTAATATAATTTTTACATGACGGATAAGTTAAGTGAGTATGGTTGGGGGTTCCAAGTTAAAGTTATAGCTGCATTATTTACTGATAGATTATTTCTACAACAAATAGCAGATATAATCCAACCAGAATATTTTGAATCCGATGCTAATAGTTGGCTATTAGAAACTTCATTAGCTCATTTTCGAGAATATAAAACACCACCTACTAAAGACGTTTTAAAAGTAAAAATAACAGAAATTGATAATGATGTTTTTAAAACTGCAATATTAGAACAATTAAAAGATGTATTCCGGTATATGGATTCGGAAGATTTGTCTTTTGTAAAAGCAGAAATACTTAATTTTTGTAAAAATCAAGAAATTAAACGAGCTATAATGGAATCAGTTGCTTTATTAAAAATGGGTAACTATGATGAAATTAAATCTAATATCGATTCGGCTATGAAAGCCGGCGCCGACACAGATGTTGGGTTAGAATATAAAGATCAAGTAGATATTCGATATAATGAAGCAGCCCGACATACAATCACAACCGGTTGGGATGTTATTGATGATTTAATGGATGGTGGTTTAGCTCCTGGGGAATTAGGAGTAGTAATGGCACCGGCCGGCATTGGTAAATCATGGTTGCTTATTAATATAGGAGCTCATGCAGTCAAAGCCGGCAAAACAGTAATTCATTATACATTAGAACTTAATCAGAATTATGTAGGACAAAGATATGATTCAGTATTAACAGGAATACCAGCACAAAATCTAAAAAATTATCAAGAAGATATAGAAGAAAAAATGAAAACTATTTCAGGAGAATTAGTAATAAAATATTATCCAACAAAATCTACTGGTGTAATGGGAATAAAAGCTCATATTGAAAAAAGTGCAATGTTAGGAAAAACCCCGGATCTAGTTATTGTAGATTATGCAGATTTATTGAAAGTAAATAATAAAAAAGATAAACATGAAGCATTAGAAGAGTTATATGAAGATCTTAGGGGCATGGCTGGTGAATATGAAATACCAGTTTGGACTGCATCACAAGCAGGAAGATCTAGTTTAGAAGATGATATTATTGAAGCAGATAAGATTGCAGCATCATATGGAAAAGTAATGGTTTCTGACTTTTTAATGTCACTTTCAAGAAAAGTTGAAGATAAGCTCTCTGGCACTGGTCGGGGCCATGTAATAAAAAATAGATTCGGCCCGGATGGTATTACATTGCCTAGTAAAATTAACACAAATAATGGACAATTTCAATTCTTCGAGCCACAAACAACACAAGGTAAGCAAACGACCCAAATAATGAAAACGGGTGAGTCTATGATTAAGAAAAATTTAGCACAAAAATTTAAAGATCTTGGCGGAAGTTTAGGATAATTAACATATATATAATAGAAGGCCTGCGAAAAAACTCCGGGCCATTTTTTATCTAAAAATATTAAAGGAGTCATAAATGAATATTTCAAACAAAATTTTATCAGACATAACAGTATATATGAAGTATGCAAAATATATACCAGAATTAAATAGGAGGGAAACATGGGAAGAATTAGTAACTCGAAACAAAAAAATGCATCTCAAAACATATCCTAAATTGAAAGATGAAATTAATGAAGTATATAAATTTGTTTATGATAAAAAAGTTTTACCGTCAATGAGAAGTTTACAATTTGGTGGTAAACCAATTGAAATATCTCCTAATAGAGTATATAATTGTGCATATCTACCAATTGATCATATCGACTCATTTAGTGAAACAATGTTTTTATTATTAGGAGGCACTGGTGTAGGATATTCAGTGCAAAAACATCATGTAGCAAAATTACCTCCTATTAGAAAACCATACCCAAAAAGAAAAAAACGATTCTTAGTTGGAGATTCAATTGAAGGCTGGGCAGACGCAGTTAAAGTTTTAATGAAATCATATATGAATGGCGGCGGCAGTAGAATTGATTTTGATTTTTCTGATATAAGACCCAAAGGAGCACAATTAGTAACATCTGGAGGAAAAGCTCCAGGCCCTCAACCATTAAAAGAATGCATTCTTAAAATTGCTGGAATACTTGAAGAAAAAGGAGATGGGGAATGTTTAACTACATTAGAAACACATGATATTATTTGTTATATTGCAGATGCAGTATTAGCCGGAGGAATAAGAAGAGCTGCATTAATAAGTTTATTTAGTGCCGACGACGGAGAAATGATATCTTGCAAATCGGGTAACTGGTGGGAAACTAATCCACAAAGAGGACGAGCAAATAATTCAGCTGTATTAATGAGACATAAAATTACTAAAAAATTCTTTATGGAGTTGTGGAAACGTGTTGAATTATCTGGAGCTGGAGAACCTGGAATATATTTTAATAATGATAAAGATTGGGGAACTAATCCTTGTTGTGAAATTGCATTAAGGCCTTATCAATTTTGTAATTTATGTGAAGTAAATGCGTCTGATATTGATTCACAAGATGAATTTAATAAAAGAGTTAAAGCAGCTGCATTTATTGGTACACTTCAAGCAGGATATACTAATTTTCATTATTTACGAGAAATTTGGAGAGAAACAACAGAAAAAGATGCTTTAATAGGAGTATC